AAAACAAATTTAAAGGGGAAATGAAAATGCCTACTTACTTATTAGAAGGATATAACCTTATGACTGGTGAAAAATTCGCTATGGAGGTTACTGCTCACAATCACATCTTTGCTAAGCGTATTTTAAATCAAACACACGGTTACGAGTTTTATACTTGCGTTTGTACAAAACTAAAAATGGAGGTTGAATAATATGAACAAGTTCACTTATGAAGGTGATGTATTTTACGGTGTTGTAGATAACATTCTAGGGAACCAAATAGTCGTTTTAACAGAAGATGAGGGTGAGGAGTACTTTGTATTCCTTCCTATCGAAGAAACGGTGGTAGAGCAACTATGAAGACATATCGAGTTACTATCGAAGAAACTTTATTCTTCTCAGAGGTCATCAGACTCGCAAAAGACGAAGAACATCTAAGAAAAATTTTACAGCAAGATTATCCGAATAAATACTGGTCTTTTGAGGAGGTTGTAAAAATGAAAGACACAGTTAACTCAGAAAAAATAGATATTATAATGAATGAAATAAACGGTTCATATAAAAGAAAAAGTTTCAATACCAAAAGAAAGATGTTCATCTTCAAACACTTACTACAAATTTGTAGACTACCTTTAGATAAAAAGTTATACAAAATATATTCATTGAAACAATTAGAGGAAATGTTTCACGAAAAATAAAATAACACTTGCGTATCAACCACCTAAGTATTATAATAAGGTTACAAGGTTAAGGAAGTCCTTAAAACTTCCTTCCTAGCATAAGCTACTAAAGTGAGGGTGTCGGAAAACACCAAAACGACAAAAAACAAAATCATGTCGTCTTTATCAAGTCCGCTTTAGTAGTTCATGGTGGGATACACCAACTAAATTTTAGCCAAAAGGCGCGGAGGTAATTATTATGGAAAACTCAAAAACTATCAATATCGTAGAATTAGCAGGGCTTTTATACAACCAACCAACTGGAAAAGTTACAACAAATTCATTCGTAGCAAAATTCATGCTTCAAATTAAAAATGCAAAAGGTAACGGTTTTAAACTTGTACCTATCACTGTTTGGGGTGAACAAGGTGAAAAATTAGTTAACAGTTTCGTAAAAGGCGACCAAATTCACATCACTGGTGAGTTAGAAACTGGTTCTTATAAAAACAAGGAAGGTGCTACTGTTTACACGTGGGGTGTTCTCGCAAAAGAAATTCATACAGAAGCAACTCCGTTCTAATAGGAGGTAAACATGACAAACAAACTAATAAACTCACAGCATGTACTTGCTGTGGGTAACGTTATATTATATTTCAACACTGAAAAAGCAATGCAAAAATTCATGTCAGAACGTGATAGTGTTTTAAAAGAAACAAACGCAAAGTTAATGAATATCTACAAAGGGCTTTTTAATCTAGACGTAGAAACATTATCAGATATCAGGCTTTACCATAAAATAAACACTAGGGGTTTCTTAGTTAAACATGGTAACAATTTCTTTAACTCACTAGACGAAATGCAGTTCAAATTGGATAAAATCAATAAAATTTAAAGAGGTGGGTATCAATGGCAAGAGGTATTAGTAATAAAAAATTAGCCGAAATTAAAAAATTAAATCAAAAAATTTCTCAAAAGAAATCGAGAATCAAAACTAGATACGGAGTCGAAGTTGATATCAATGCCATTGATACTTCACTAAGAGGTAAAGACCTAGCTAACTCAATAGAGAAGGCTAAGTCTTTTCTTAATAGAAATAATCAGAAATATCAATATGTCAAGAATGATAAAGGTGTTGTATTTACCAAAGCCGAAGTAACGCGTTCAAAACTACTTTTTGACCGCATAAACCGAGTAAATGAAAAAGAATTAAAAAAATTAGGAAAAGAGAAATATACGGTTGAAGGTAGAGTAGTCGGAACTGTAGCTTCAATAAACAGCGTTCGCGCACGTAGTTTAAACGAAAGATACAAATTCAATTTTAACTTAGACCGTTTCCGTTCAAGACGTGAATTCGAAACATTCGCTACCAGTAAGGAAGAATCATACAAAGGAGACTTTATTAAGAGAAGGAGACACCATTACCGAGCTAACTATATTTCAGCACTTAGAGAAGCTTTTGGAGATGCTAGTGACGTTGAACAATTAATAGGTAAAATAACTCAGTTAGATTTAAATGAGTTTTATAGATTATCAATGACATCTGATGAAAGAAATATAGAATTTGTTTATAACCCGGAAAAAAGGGATACGTTATTACAATCAATTGGTGAAAGTTGGGGAATTGATTTAGGTTTAGAAGCAGTTTAAATAAGGGGTGTGTTTAATATGAAAATGTATACAGCTGATTTCGAGACAACTACACTAGAAACAAATAGTGAGGAAACATGGGTTTGGGCGTATGGTGTTAGAGAATTATATAAAAAGGACTCATTCATTTGGGGTAAAGACATAAAAGATTTTATGGCGTGGTGCTCACATTCTTCTAAACACTTATTCTTTCATAATTTAAAGTTCGATGGCATGTTTATCCTCACGTGGCTTTTGGAAAATGGTTTCACTTATAACCACGAAAGAAAATGTAAACCCAAAACATTCAAAACGGTTATCACCAAAGATACTATCTTTTATCAAATAGAAATTTGTTGGAAAGTTTCTGGAAAGAACGTAGTCAAAACTGTTTTACAAGACTCATACAAAAAACTTCCTTTTACAGTAGAACGCATTGCCAAAGCCTTCAATTTGGAATTTCAAAAAGGAGATATAGACTATAAAGCTATCAGACCCAGAGGATACGAACCAACTAAAGAGGAAATTGACTACCTTTTCAGAGACGTTGAAATAATGGCGCAGGCACTAGAAATTCAATTAGATGAAGGTTTAGAGAAAATGACAATTGGTTCAGACTCTTTAAACGTGTTCAAAGATATAATATCAACAAAAGCTTTTGACCGTTACTTCCCGGTTATCGATAAAGAAATAGACGATATCATTAGAGTGTCTTACAAAGGTGGTTTTACTTACGTAAACCCTATCCACGCAGGTAAAGACATATTTTTCGGTCAAGTTTATGATGTTAACAGTTTGTATCCCGCTGTCATGTACGATAAGGATTTACCATATGGATTACCTATACGTTTTGAGGGTGAATACAAACATTTCAAACAATACCCTTTATACGTACAAGAATTAACGTGTGAATTTAAATTAAAGGAAGGGTACGTCCCAACTATACAAATTAAAAACGATTACCGTTTCAAAACCACTGAATACTTAAAATACACAGAAGACCAAATAGTGCAACTATGCTTAACATCAGTAGACTTAAAATTATTTTTTGACCACTATGACGTTCATGTACATGAGTGGTTAGGTGGTTATATGTTTAAATCAGTTAACGGTCTTTTTAAAGAATACATTGATAAATACATGGAAATAAAGAAAACTAGTGAGGGTGCAAAACGCGAACTCGCGAAACTCCTTTTGAACAATCTTTACGGTAAATTTGCAAGCAGCACTGATGCAACGGACAAAGAAGCATCCCTTAATAGTGAAGGTGTGTTAAAATTAGCTATCCCAACGGTAAAAGAAGTAGGTGCTGACGGAATAGAAAGAGAAGTCCAAGTAAAGAAAGAGAAAAATCCAGTGTATACAGCACTAGGTGCTTACATCACCTCTTACGCACGTGAAATTACAATAAGAAGTGCTCAAAAATTAGGTGACCGTTTTATATATGCTGATACTGATTCTTTACACATCAAAGGTTTAGAACCAGTAGATTTAGATATACACAGCGTTGACCTAGGTAAATGGAAATTCGAAGGTGAGTTTAAAAAGGGCCGTTTCCTACGTGCTAAAACTTACATTGAAGAAATTGCACAAGATGAAAAAGGTAAAGATACCACAATAGCAAATGCTAAATCTTTCAAAACTAAAGTTGTTTGTGCAGGTATGAATGACGTAATAAAGAAGCAAATAACATTTGATAACTTCTCACCTGGTAATAAATTTTTCGGTAAACTAACACCTAAAATAATCAAAGGTGGGGTTGTACTTATGGATACTTATTTCACTATAAAACTATGATGCTTGCGTAACTCAACCCTTCACTATATACTAATAATTAAGTGATTGGTTGTTTTGATTATTAGTATAGTGATTAGGATACCACACGTTGACTCGTGCCTAACGCGTTGCCTTTGGTCAGGTTGCTATTAACGACTACCGTATCACTTAACTGCGGTTCCCTCTGTTACGCTCATATAGAGTAAGAGGGTTCCTTACATACTAAGGAGGTGGAGTAGTGTTAGAGTTTCTAAAAGACGGTAAATATTGGTTAGCTGTCTACAATGATATTTTTATATGTTATACAAACGCACCTAAAAGAGAGTTAGTAGAGAAATACACTCACAGAAGAGGTTTTAATAGTATAAAAGAGTTTTCAGAAAAACAAAAATATTTATTAGGAGATGATGAATAATGATTAATTTTCTATTTGACCCGGGACACGGCAGGCAAGACCCCGGGGCAGTTAACGGAGGTTATAAAGAAAAAGATGTTGTTTTAGAAATTGCCTTAAAAGTACAATGGTATTTAAGAGACTATAACTGTTCAATCGAATTCACTAGAACTACAGATAAGTATTTAACTCTTAAACAACGCACAGACATGTCAAAAGGTAAAGACGTTGTAGTGTCATTCCACAATAACGCTAGTACGTCAAAAGAGCCGAACGGGTTTCAAACTTATATCTACACAAGTCCTAGCCAAAAATCCAAAGATATTGCAAATTACATTCAAAACGAAATTAACTTAATTTTCAAGCCAACTAAGTGGAGTGGTGTTAAACGTAAAAATCTACACATGGTTAGAGAAACTAAATGCCCAGCTGTTTTACTAGAAATGTTTTTTATTAGTAATGATAACGATGCTGATATGATAGTTTACAGACAAGACGATATTGCTTCAGCTATTGCACAAGGATTAATTAAATCATGTGGTTTAAAGATAGTTTCTAATATTCCACGTGAAACAATCCAAAAACCAGTTAAAAAATACAAATCGATTGTAGAATACCTACAAGCCAACAAGCAACCATACGGCTTCAATGACCGTAAGAAATTAGCACAAAAACTAGGTATCAAAAATTACACTGGAACAGCCGGTCAAAACATTCAAATGCTTAACATGTTACAAGGTTAATTGCGTATATTAAAATAAAACATTATATTTAAGAGGAGGAAGAAAATAGTGCCACCTATTCCAAGTGAAAGTTTAGAAGGTTTATTATCTGAATTATTGCAAGAAGATTTAACAATGAGTAGAAAGACAGAAATTCTACATGAACTACGTGTAGCAAATACCCAAGACCATCAAGACTTTGCTTCACTAAATAAAAACTTAGAGACACTAAAAACCCAAAAAGAAGATTTAGTAGTGTCCAACTCTATGTTATTTAGAAAGCTAGGTATTGAGGAAGCTAAGGGGGAAGATAAACAAAAAATAGAAGAAAAGACATTTTCAGAAACAGTAACATTAGAAGACTTATTAAAATAATATTAATTAAGAGGAGATTAAATTAAATGAGAATAACTATTGGAGATGTAAAAACGACACTAGGTGTCACGAATACTTATGATATTGTAAATGCAATCAGAAACAGTTCAGCTAATTTTCAACAATATGTACCACTAGCAACTGCGGATAATGTCGCAGAGGTTGGTGCGGGTATCCTTATTAATCAACAAGTACAAAACGAATTCATTTCAGCACTAGTTGACCGTATTGGTTTAACAGTTATCAAAAACGTTTCATTGCAAAATCCACTTAAAAAATTCAAGAAGGGAATGCTACCACTAGGGCGCACAATTCAAGAGGTTTTCGTAGACATTGCACAAGAAAAACTTTATGACCCTGCAGTAGCTGAACAAGAAGTGTTCAAACGTGAAATCCCAGATGTTTCTACTTTGTATCATGAACGTAACCGTCAAGGTTTCTACAAACAAACTATTCAAGACGAATCATTACGAACTGCTTTCATTAGTTGGGGAACTTTCGATGATTTCGTATCACGTATTATTAACTCAATTTATAATGGTTCTGAAGTTGATGAGTTTAAGTACATGAAGTTAGTAATCGACAACTATTTTGCAAAAGGTCTTTTCAAATTTATTGAAGTTCCAAACCCACTAGAATCAACTGCAAATGCTACTGAGTTTATTAAGAAAGCCCGGGCTACAGCACAAAAAATGACTTTACCAATGGGTTCACGTGATTTTAACGCTATGGCAGTTCACACACGTACAGAACCAGAGGACTTACATTTAATCATTGACGCAGACATTCGTGCTACTGTAGACGTAGATGTATTAGCGAGTGCTTTCAATCTAGACCGTACTACTTTTATGGGCAATGTAACAGTTATTGACGGTTTCGCTTCTACTGGTTTAGTAGCTGTTCTAGTTGACCGTGAGTTCTTTATGGTTTATGACCAACTACACAAAATGGAAACAATTAGGAATCCACAAGGTCTATACTGGTCATATTTTTACCATGTATGGCAAGTACTTTCAGCTTCACGTTTCTCCAATGCTGTAGCATTTGTACTACCTGATAGTGTTAAAGATGTTACACAAGTAATCTTAACACCTGAAATTGCATCAGCTAAAGCAGGTTCAGAAGTTCAGTATTCAACATCTATTCGTCAAATTTCTAACACTGTATATACACCAGAATTTACAGTAGAAGGTAAAGACGGCACAGTAGTAGGTGCAGGCACTACAATCGATGCTGAAGGTAAGCTAACACTTGACCCTGCGCAAACTGGACGTTTGGTTGTTAAAGCCACAGTGACAGTAGGTGTCGATGAAGTAGTAGGCGAAGTGGTATTATCAGTATATTAATAAATATTGAAATTAAAGGGTTGGGCTTAGCCCTTCCCTTTTTATTATGAGGAGGGAATAATAAATGAGTTTACCATTATCAGGTAGTAATATACGTATTTTAAGGGATATACCATGGAGAAGTGATTATAAACACACAAGATATTTTTCAAGTGTACAAGAACAAACAAATTGGTTTTTAAGTAAGACACCTAAAACAGTTATTTCACAAGCCAACTTTGTTAAAATAGAGGGTAAAAATTCAGTTCAATTACCATACCATATAGATACATTGTGGGATATAAACTATATGATGTTCCAGAACGAAAATTATGATAAGTGGTTTTATTGTTTCGTAACTAAATTAGAGTATCTGAACAAAAACACAACACGAGTCTATTTCGAGATTGATGCATATCAAACATGGTTTTTATATACAAACTTCCAACCATCTTACATTGAACGACAACACGTCACGGAATATGTAAACGGGCAACCAACAATCAACACGATAGAAGAAGGTTTAAACTACGGCTCTATGTATGACACACTTGAAGTACATCAAGTAAAGCCTAGTGGAGATGTACTCTTTATGGTTATAGTAAGTAAAACAATACTAGATGAAGTAGAAGACGGGGTAGTTATAGATGATGCAGGTCAAATAAAACCTAACTTGAATGGTGTGGTTCAACCTTTAACCTTTTACATTGTACCATTCTTAAGAGATGGTAATGTTCCAACTGTAACACCTGCTAACGTCTCACCTGCAAGTCAAGTATTAGAATTTATGTATGAAGCGGACTCCGCTGTTAACAATATTGTTTCAATTTACACTACGGATTACATCGGTTTAAATAATGCAGACGGTACGAGTGTATATATGAACCCTACTTATTTTAAAAGGGTTACAATAACAAAAGGACCTCAAAACCCACAATCGGTTGGATTGTATCGTTTAACAAGTTTATATGCATATGAAACAAAAACAATCACAGTTGGGACAAAATATTTAAATGTAATGAACTACGGCTTACCTAGTAAATTATATATGAGTCCTTACTACAAAATTTTCCTTACAGACTTTCAAGGGAATCAGGTTGAAATAAAACCTGAATATATTAATAGCCCTAACTTGAATATAAAAGTTAAAGGTTCAATAGGAACCAGTAATAAAGTTTCATATGAAGTATTAGCTTATAATTACCAAGTAGCTTCACCTTTCATTGACCAAGTTGAATTGGAATACGGGATTATCAATCAAAACCCTAATGACGTTCCAATCATAACAGACCTACTTTCAGCTTATCTACAAGGTAATAGGAATAGTTTAGAAAATCAAACAGACCAAATCATGTTCAATGGTATTGCAGGTATCATTGGAGGAACGGGTAGTATCATTTCAGGTGCAATAACTAGAGACGTAGGTAGTGCTGTAGGTGGACTAGGTTCAGCTATTAACAGCACAGCAAACGGAATTTTTGCATTACAAGGTATCCAAGCTAAACAACAAGATATAGCTAACACACCACCATCTATATCTAACCAAGGCGGAAACAATTACTTCACAACCGGTAATGGTTATAAAGGGTTGTACGTTATAAAGAAATTCTTGAAAGCTGAGTATCAAGAAACATTAGGTGATTTTTTCAAAAGATACGGTTATAAGTGGAATAGGGTGGAATTACCAAATTTAAAAACAAGACAATCTTACAACTTTGTAAAGACACTAGATAGCATAATGAGAGGCTCAATACCTCAAGAATATTTAATACAGTTACAGACGATATTTGATAATGGTATCACTTTATGGCACACTGATGATATAGGTAACTACAATTTAGGAAATGAGGTTATATAATGGTACGTAAAAAAGGACCAACAAACAAATTTTTAAACCCCGGGCAAATCGAAAGAATTGACAGTCAAACATGGTATACTCACTATAAACTTTATTTAAACAGTTTAGCTTTTCAATTGTTTGAATGGAAGAACCTACCACCATCAGTAGATGCAAGATACCTTGAATTAAGTTTACACACTTTTGGGTATGTAGGGTTCTTCAATGACCCAGAAATGAGTTACATTGCGACACAAGGTGCACTTAGTGGTAGAATTGACCATTATCTACTACCCACAGAGTTTCAAGCAAGCACACCAACTTACAACAAAACATTCCCTTTGTATAACTACAAAGATATGAAGGAAGAGGGTCAAGGTGTAGTTATTTACAACAATGATTTACATTTACCAACTTTAACTAGTTTGGACTTATTCGCTAGAGATTTAGCGGAAATAAAATCCATAATATCCGTCAACCAGAATGCACAAAAGACACCAGTGTTAATTGCTACTGATGACGACACGCATTTCAGTATGAAGCAAATTTACAATCAATATGAAGGTAATGCACCAGTAATTGTACACCATAGTTCTTTAAATCCTACTTCAGCTATTCAAGTATTTAAAACTGATGCACCATATGTAGTAGATAAATTAAACACACAGAAAAATGCTGTCTGGAATGAGGTAATGACTTTCTTAGGTATTAACAATGCTAATTTGGAAAAAAGAGAGCGAATGATAACATCAGAAGCTGATTCCAATAATGAGCAAATTCAAGCTAGTGGTAATGTTTATTTAAAAGCAAGACAAGAAGCTGTCGAAAAGATAAACGATTTGTACGGGTTAGATATCGAAGTGGATTTCAGGCAATCCGCTATTGACCAATTAATGAGTAACATTGAAGGAGGTCTAGGTAATGGCGAGTTATACAATGCAGGTGAGTGAACTAGTCGAAAAAGAACTAGGTGAGACAATTGATTCACACGTTACGAGAATAAGGGAATGGTTGTTTGACTTCCCTTATCCTTTCTATAATGAATTAGACCGGGAATCTTTTGAAAAAGACTTCATTGAATACTATTATATGAGGGAAATAGGTTTTGAGTCTCCGTTCCTATTCAAACTTAAATTAAAGAATTGGTTGAATATTAATATGGTTTACTGGAATGAATTTTTTCTTTCAGAAGGTCTCATTAAAAACCCTCTCATCAACGTAGATTGGCAAGAAATTAGAGAGACGGAACGTGATATTACAACCAATACAAAGAGTGTTGCTGAGGGTGAAACAAATGACAATACAAACAATGTGGAAACTGGTTCACAAGCAACGGATAATTTTAATAGAAGATTAAACTCAGACACACCAGATTCGCGATTACAAATCACTACTGGTAATACTGGTCAAGGAGTTATTGAATACGCTAGTGAGATTAATGAGGACAAACAAATAGGTCTTAACCAATTCACAAACGTTGGTAACGGAACTGGTACAAGTAAGTCTAAAGGTGAAACAGTAGATGAAGGTAATTCAAAAGATAAATTCAAAGATACTTTCAGAGTATTTGGTACACAGGGTGTTAAAACCGAATCAGAAATGGTTCTCTTGTACCGTAATACTTTAAGAAGGTTAAAAGTAGATATCTACAAAGAAATGCAAATTTTATTCATGCTAGTCTACTAAGATTGCGTAACCCTTGACTAAGAAATATACTTATGTTAAGGGTTTATTTTTGTTTCACGTGAAACATTTAAGGAGGTGTTATACATGACAATCAAACTAATGAAAAATTTAATTGACACCCTAGATAAGATTAATGAGATTATTAGAAAAGTAAATCAGTTAGATACTACTGGTGGTGGTTCGGGTTCTGGTAACTATATCGGGCTTGAAAATGCTGTCTATATGATAGGCTCGGGTGAAGATACTATCAATGGTGGTGAGACAAAATCACCTAACTTTGTAGCAACTAGACAAAATGGTTTTGACCCTAATTCAGATTTAATCATTCCGGCTAGTGGTATTTACGTATTAGAATTTATTGCGTACATTCAAGGCACGCCACTTGATGCTCAGGTTGTTACGACAAAAAGATTCACTCTACACAAGAATAATAGTGAAGTTTTAGACACTGTAGAAAGTTTGGCATCTGGACAGCTCTACAGACAATTAACAAGACCTTTCATATTCGATGAAGGAGATATTATCAGAGCAGACTTCTATTTAAGTGAAAATGTCTACAATGATGAAATATTAACCAACGTTCCTTATTCATTCCAAGCAGAAGTTTACAGAATAGCCTAAGGAGGTGGCAATGTGAATAAGTTAAGGAATCGTATAGGCATAGTGGAAAAAGTTAACGAGTTAATTGATGTAGTATTAAGTATGGGTGGTACAGCACCTACTCCTATTAATGAAATACCTAATACTTTCATTAGTACAATAAGCAATCACACCTTCACAAACAATAATGTAATAGATGTTCCTATGCAACCAACTAACAGAGGTATATATGAAAGTATTCCAGGAGGTGTTAGGATTCCATCTAAAGGTGCATACATCGTAACCGCTAAAATGAATTTCCAAGCAGGTGAAAGAGGTGGTCGTGCTTTTTACGTTGTAAAGAATGGCGCGGTCACTCTTTGGACTGAACAAGTTTCGAGTGCTATTAATGTAGTTGAAAGAACATATACAGCAACAATCGTATTAGAAGCAGGTGACACAATAACAATTAAACAAGGTCAAGCAAATACTTTAGAAGCTGATGTGTTAGGCGGTGCAACATTAGAAGTTCATAAAATATAAAGAACAGTGAAAAAGCAAGGACTTAAAGGTCACGTACAAGGTACGGACCTTGTCCTTGCGAAACCACACCCCCCAAAAAACAAAAAGAAAGGAAGTGATATTACTTGTCATGGATTGCTCCTTATCAGACTTTACTTACAGAGACTCAGAGTTTAAATAACGCACAATTAGTAGCGGACCATTTTGCCGGAACAGATTGGACTCGTGAGTCCTTATCAGCAATGATAGGGAATATGCGTCATGAGAGTACTATTAACCCTAATATGTATGAGTTAGGTTATGATTGGGTTGATAATAGAGGCTTCGGACTTGTACAGTGGACACCGAGAAGTAAATACTGGGATTGGGCTTTAGCAAACGGTCTAGAGCCAAGAAGTGGTAATAGTCAATTAGTTAGGATTGATTATGAGGTTAATAATAATATTCAATGGATACCTAAAGCTTCTGTGTTTAACGGTTTAACTTTTCAAGAGTTTAGAAGTAATTCACGTGGTTTAACCATAGCGGAATTAACAGAAGCGTTCATGTGGGGTTATGAAAGACCAAACGCTGCTGCAGGAAGGGAAAGTTTACCTGCAAGGATTGCCTTCGCTGAGAGGGCTAATAATGAGTTGGATTGGACGGGTACGGGTTCAGGTGGTGGTGGTAATTGCCAACAATTAGCGGAACTACCTATTAAATACTTGTATGTTACTCAAGGTGAAAATGGTGACTTTTCACATGTTGATTCCCTAGCAATGGATTTTGTTGGTACAACACCTAACTATCCTTACTACGCACCTTTCGATTGTGAGTGTATAGGTAGGAATGATACTGAAGCAATACTAACTTACAAGAGTGTAGATAGAGTTATGTGTGCTGATGGTGTGCCTAGGAATATTGTATTTAGATGTATTCATGATGAAAACCTCATGTTTCAAATAGGTGACTTTATCATGAAAGGAGAGTTGATTGGGCATACTGGTAATGCAGGTAATTCCGCAGGTGACCATTTACATCTAGATGCTTGGGAAGGAACAGAATTTACAAGGGAAAACCCGTTACACTTATATGATGTGTTTGCAATTAATGGTGTGGAAGTTGTAGAAACATTTGGTTATCCGTGGGTTGTTAGTGATTATGAATGTGGGAATAGCGGGAATCAAGGTGGTTATGGTAGAGTTGGTAGAAATTTAGAACTACTATTAAGTGATTGTTTAAACGGTTGGAAATGGTAAATAAAAATAGAAAGAGGTAATAATATGTGTAATTCATGTAACAGTAATCCTTGTAAGAAAATGAGACTTCCTATTGGTAGTTTTCAAGATGTGATTGATAACAATGCGAGTACAGAAAATATTTTGAAGGCTTTGGAACGTACAGAGAATGAAAGTAATACCGCAATACTTAGAACGCAAGAGTTTAGAGAATTTATAAATGGTGAAGGGTTAAGAAGTACAACTAGAGATGTTGTTAATGAGTTGATTGACAATGGTGTAATAGAGTTGGATATCGAACAGAAGTTGAATGATTTAGAAACGCAATATGCTCCTCAACTAAATCAAGTTACAAGTGATTTAAATGTAGTTTCAGGTGAATTGACTAATAAAGTAAATCAATCCGATATTTTAAAGACTTATAAGGCTAACCAATACGGGTTAAACAAAATATCTAGTGGATTACTTAACACTGTTAGTGTGAATGATGTGAAGATATGGTATAGCGGTAGTGCTTTTGAAAATACACCAATCCCTACACAAATAAATGATGTTTCAGGTAATGGTAATGACGGGATTGTTTCCGGTTTTGCATTTAATAGTACGAGCGGTAGTAACGGTACTAATGGTATTGTCACTGATGGTTTGACATCGTTTTTTGCCACAAAACCAAATGCGGGTTTAACCAATCAGTTTACAATTTCCTTAAGTATTAATATTAACGAAATCCCTTCTAGTTCTGGTAGGGTGTTATCTTTGAATAACGACAACATTTATGTAGGTTTGGGCTCATCTCAATACCTAGATATTGTAGGTGTTGCTAGTACCGGGCGTGTTGAAGCAGGTATTGACTATACAATAACATTAGTTTCTAATGGAACTCAAAAGAAATTATATTTAAATGGTTTATTGGTTTTAACTACTGATGATTCTACACCTGCAAATCAAGTTACTTTTGGTAATCGTAATACGGATAATGCAAGAGCTTTAAAAGCAACTTATAATAACGTTGTATTCTTTAACAAAGCATTTAATGATGAAGAAGTTTTTTCTATTCATAATGTTTTAGATGATAAACCTCATACAAAATTCTCTGCTTTGAAATGGAACGCTTTGGGTGACAGTATTACCGATGCGAATATTTATCAAATACATGTGAATAGTGTGCTAAACTTCCAAACTATCAGAAAATATGGTGTTGGTGGTACTAGTATTGCAGACCCTACAAGTACAAATACTAATTCAATGGTGAATAGATATGTAACAATGGATAACGATGCTGATATTGTTACTGTGTTGGGTGGTACAAATGACTGGGGTAATAATGTTGTGTTGGAGAGTAGTAATTTGAAAGATAAGACAACATTTAAAGGAGCCCTTTCTGTTTTATGTGAGGGTTTGCTACAGAAATACCCAACAAAAAGAATATTATTTATAACACCACCTATAAGATACAATGGTAGTTATACAGAAAATGATTATTCTCAACAACTTAATGCTAACGGTAATACGGTTGAAGAATTCGCTGATGCTATGATTGAAATTTGTTCAAAGTATGGAATACCGTGCTTGGATTTATATCGTAATTGTGGTTGGAATAAGTATAACTTCACCCACTTTATTCCAGATGGTGTTCACCCTAATGACGTTGGTCATAAAAGGATTGCTTCTTTAATCATTGATAAAATGGAAAGTGTAATTTACTAGTTAAATAGAGACATCTTTAAGGGTGTCTCTATCTAATTTGCGTATTTTTAACTTAACAAACTATAATGAAGGGAGAAAATAAAAATGAAGGGGTCAAAGAAATGGGGATTATACAAATGGATATTATAGGGTACTTACAAAGTTATTTGGAGAATGACAACACGAAACTACTTTACCTACTAGGGTTAATATTAATTGCGAATGTGATAGACTTCCTATTAGGATATGTGAATGCAAAGCTTAATACAAAAGTGCAGTTTCAAAGTGGTAAAGCTATTTTTGGGATATTGAGAAAAGTGTTAGCGTTCATTGTTCTAGTATACTTTATTCCAGTTAGTTTATTAGCACCTGAACCGATTGGTTTAACAGCTGTTTATGTGTTATTAGGTGGTTATCTAATGAGTGAACTAAACTCAATTCTTAGTCACTTGAAATTGAGTGATGATGGTAAGAGTGATGTTTTTGCAGAGTTCATTGAAACAGTATTTAAAAAGAAAGGTGGAAAATAAATGATATTTCATACTTTTAGAAACTGGGGAAAATTAGTAAGTGCGTTTGATAATAGTATGAGCACACTAGAATTGATTAAATGTTTACGTAAGATGTTAGATGAGGTTCATGAAAATGAAGTTGAATTGAATGAGAAGTTGAATAACTTAATTACTTTCATTGAGAAAGATGGTTTAGAAAAATACGTTGTTGAAGAATTAATTCGTATGGAAGAATCAGGAGAGTTAGCGGGTATTATTAATGAACAAATATTTGCGGAATTGAATAGTAAAATTGATGGTACATTAACCGATGTTAACAACCAAATTGAAGATTTGAAAAGTGAAATTGATGATAGGGTTAATGATGGATTAGAAAAGCTTGATGATGAATTAGATAGTCATGGTTTAAGTATTATAAAGAATAAAGACTTAGTTACAGATGGTGATTGGTCTTTAGCAATTCAAAAGACAATAGACGAAGCTTCACTAACTAGTAATACGGTTATTATTCCAAGCGGTACTTATACTATTAAACAATCTATTATTCTAAAAGGCGGTGTACACCTAAAAGGTGTTGGGTTCTCATCCGTTTTGAGGTTAGCAGATAATGCTAACATAGATTATATGATTAAAACTGAATATAGAATGGACTCTTATACCTATAATGTTATGATTAGTGATTTGACATTAGATGGTAACAGAAGTAAAAACCAATCAAGAGCTGTAGGTGGTATTTTAATTGTTAATGGTTGGCAATCAGACACTTCCCGAGTTAAGATTTTAGATGTTTCAGGTGACGGTTATACTATCCTAGGAAGAGGGAATTCATCTAGTTTTGGCGCTTCTACTAACTTCTTAAGAGACTCAATCATTGTTTATAATGACGGTAGAGGTGTTAGGGTTGATGCAGAACAGACACCTAGTGGAGGTTATTCACTGCAAGGCGATTTTCACTGTATAAATAACGATATTGGTAGTAATGGTTTAAGTGGTGTTGAACTAAGAAGAGGAGACGCTAACGCAATCAGAAATACAGTATGTTGGATGAATGGTCAAAAATTACAAGGTAACTTGAATATGGTAGGTGTTGCTATTTATCCCGAATCGAACATAAACGAAATTACCGACAACAATTTAGAAGGTAATAAGGGTGCGGGTGCTTTCATTCAATCAAACTTTAACAGCATCATTGGTAATAGGATTTTTGCTAACAGCCAAGAACAAGATTATCTACACTATGGTGTAAACATATTTGAAGGTAAAGGTAACATTATTGCTACTAATAAAATACTATCAGGTGTTGGGGTTGCAGGACAAAGTAAAGGTATTTATAACAATGGCACTTTCACTGAAATATACAATAATAATATTAGATGGAATAACTATGGTGAAGTGAACTACAACTACCAACCCGTATTTAATACACCACTAGCTGAAGCGAGTGTTAATGATAACCAATCATATATCTTCACTAAAGCTAGAGCTGAGTTAGATAGTAATTTTGTTTCTAATGCTTTAGGTAGTGAAGTACTTTTTAATAACCGTGTTGATTCTTTTAATGAGTTGGATGGTACAAAATTTTACCCTAAATTTGGTGGTTTTTATAACGCTAGTGGTGTTATTTTCACAAACGTTGCGAGTGCGACACAAACTACCATAAGAGTTTTGGGTGTTACAGTATTCAACGGCTTACTACCGGCAGGTGACTTCACTATTAACTTTAACGTTAATACGAAAATGAATTTTGGTGAGGTTAGGACTATGGTAGAAACAGTAGGTTCATTCAATGTTCTTAGTCCTACAAATATAAACATTAAAAGGGGTTGATTTGCATGTATTACAACTATCATGACTTACTAACAAGGAACGCACTTTTTTCATTCATAATCGGTTCAAGGGGTGCAGGTAAGACTTTCGGATTTAAGAAGTGGGCAGTAAGCTCATTTCTTAAAACTGAAAGACAATTTATATATTTGAGACGTTATAAGAGTGAGTTAAAAAGTTTAAGTACGGGGTTCTTCAATGATGTTGCCCCGTTCTTCCCTGAAGTGGAATTTGAGCAGAAAGGGAATAAACTATACATTAATAAAAAGTTGGCGGGGTACTTAGTAGCACTATCAAACTCATTAGTTATGAAATCAGTAGATTTGAAACAAGTAGACAAGATTGGTTTCGATGAGTTTGTAATTGACAAAGGTCATTTGAGATATCTTGAAAATGAAGTTGTGAAGTTTCTAGAGTTTTATGAGACAGTATCACGTATGAGGGTTATTGATGATACAGAAGGTGCGGAGAAATTTGAAGAACCTAGAGCGGTTTTTATATCTAATGCAGTGTCTATCGTTAATCCTTACTTCCTATACTGGAATGTTAAACCAAAAGAAGGAAAACGATTTACGCAATACGGACATCTATTGGTAGAATTTGTGCAGAATAAAGAATTTGCTGAGATGAAGTATAAAACAAGATTTGGTCAATTGATTAAAGGCACTGAATATGGTGACTATGCAGTAGAAAATAAATTCTTAGTGGATAATGAAAACTTTGTTGAGAAGAGAACGAAAAATGCACATTATGTTTGTAGGGTTGAATATCAGAATAACACTTATGGTTTCTGGGTTGACTATCAAGTGGGTAAGTTTTTTATTAGTGATAAATATGACCCAACCGGAAGACATGTTTACTCATTAACAGATAGTGACCATAAACCGAATATGATGTTGGTTAAGAGTAAGAGAAAAGGTTTCTATTTAGATAAATTCATAGAAGCATATCAAGGCGGTTACTGTTATTTTGAGAATATGGTTATTAAGAATCAGGCTATGGAAATGTTTAAAATGTTAAAAGGCTAACCGCAGATGGTTAGCCTGATTTGTTTCACGTGGAATATTAGAAGGGCAATTCAATTGTGTCGTCTAAAACTATTGAAGTAATTCTGTTTTGGTTATCTGTCAAATCATAGAAGATTCTTATTGCGTTTACTTTGTCATTTGCAAATATTTTGTGTTTTTCAAGTAAACCAGTGCTACCTACTACAGATTTTACGATGTAAATATTCATAACGTTTGAATTCATTTATCGTCAAGTCCTTTCACTATAGGTTCATCTTCTTTAACGTGTGTAATGAGTACGTTGTTTGATTCGCATGTAGGGCAGATAAATAAGAAATTTGTATCAAATGGAATTTTTCTAACTTCTGTCTTTATACAAGTAGAACATGAGGAACAGTACAATCGGACCACTATTTCAACTCCTTTAAAAGTATAGTTAGTGATTTATCACGTTTTATTCGAACTAAAGGTCTGTCTTTGTAGTAGTTTAAAGTCATTTCCATTAGTAATGTGTATTCAACTATGCAGGGTGTCATTACATCTAATAGGATAGTATTATTTTCTATTGATTTGATTTGTAAGTTATACATTAATTATCACCTCTTAATAGATTGTCTACGAATTTTTTATAACGAGCAGTTTTGTTAGAACGTAAAGCTGCAACCTCTTCTTCTAAATATTTTGAAAACAATTGGAATATTTGTACATACATCATGTCATTTTCTGTCATGCGTTTTAAAAGTTTACTATATTCTGCTACTGTTAAACCGTGCTCCTCCGATAATTCACGGAGGAAAACTTCACTTATTTCTACTAATTCTTTGATTTGATTGTTTGGTGCTACTGCTTTACGTTTTTTCTTTTCCATTTATTCCACACCCTCTTCGAATTTTTGCACTGCACTTGATTCCTTTTCAATTAATCTAGTTAAGTATTCGTGTGCTTTCTTTAGGTCTTCTAAACCGTTCTTATACTTGTAACGAGTTACGTACTTGATGATGTTGCCTTCCATGAAACTCATGTCCCAGGAATTGATATAATCCATTGTTTCAATACCTTTGGTGTAGTGTGAAGGTTTGGTGATGACCTCATCAAATGTAACACTTTTTAAACTCCTACCATAAATCTTTCTTGAATTATCTATGTGGTTTTGTAATGACTCGCTGCCACTATTATTTACTACAGTTTCCATTTCTTTTTTAAGGTCTTCTTTACTAGAAATAGTTTTGATATAAATATCTTTACCGCGAACCCTAAATAATTTTTCAATAGCTTGATTTAAATCTTCCGCTTTCGCGAAGAAAGTAGTGTATTTACTTTCATTTTTCTTTCTGTATGTCATTGCATAAATATTCATTTGTTTTTCCTCCTGAATTTGTCTAATTCCCCTACTCTTTCAATAGGAGTTTCTACTAACTTGTAATTCTCTTTGATATACATTCTAGCCATCTTTTGCATTTCTTTACCAGTGAATAAGTTGTATGCTTTACCTTTCGTGAATTCATCATACAACTCTTTTGCGATGTAATACTTAACTTTTGTCATTACCTTTTGTCATATACCAGAGTAGATAAGCGACTAAGAAAATCCATATGCTAGAAAGTATGAAAGCTATCAATTTAATTCCTCCATTTCTGGTTGTAGTAAGATTAGAAGTTGATTACCTTTGTCTCTAATGTGAACACCTTCAGCGTTGTAGAATTCGTCTAGGAAGGCTTCTCTTAACTGTGAGTAATAATCAAAATCATTTGTTTGAATGTAAGTGTGGTTTATTGAGTCAACGTCACTTGTTATTTTAATATGGTATTTCATGATTTAACCTCCGGTTCTCCGTATTCATTTATTAATCTGGTAATATCACAACCATATTCAATTAAATCTAATATATTTTCTAATTCATATTGTGATATTTTATCAGGTGTAGTTTTGTATATGACAGCTGATAGTAATTCCATTTTATCTGTTATATTCATTATTTCACCTCTGTTATAACTATATATTTTGAAAGACCTTCGAAAGAATATTTTGAATTTACATAAGATAATGCATGTTCGTAATCCTTAGCTGTTACTTTTATATATGGTGTAGAATCGACTAGAATGAGGTAATTACGCATTTCCTTTCAACCCCTTATAAAACCATTCGATAAGACTTAAAACCCCGTATACAGAAGCTGAAGCGAAAATAGCGAATGTGTAGTAAAGTAGTTGGTCTAACATTAGAAACCCTCCTTTTGGATTTTATTTATAATATACCTGATTACAGAGTCGCAATGTGTTTTTAAGTCTTTAGGTAAGTGCTCTTGGTTTTGAACTACGTAGATTTTAATTTCTTCTAATTGGTCATAAACCTTCGGCTTGTTTCCTGAGATCATATAACTATCAAGTTTTGTGCAAAGGGCTGTTAATGTTTTTTCAAAATTCTCGATTTGATAAAAGTTCATTGTTTTTCACCTCTTAAAGTATTTATTTCGATTAGTGCGTTTTGGTATTGATTTAATAATCTGTGCGTAGTTGGATTTTTAGGTAGTCTTTGAACCATTGCTTGTGTTGACCTTACTTTCTTCTCCAAGAGGTCTGAAATGACCTCCAGTGAAGTTTGAGAGAGGGTTGTGACCTCTTTCTTAGGTGTCATGTCGATGTAAAGAGCGAATTCTTTTAGTGAAATCCATTGACCGTTTAACTCGTCACTTATTGAGTTTTTGTAATTAATCATTTCTTCCATAGTTTCGAATTCTACTGTTTGATTTTCTACCAATCTATTTACATCACACATTGTTAATTTGTACATTTTATTTTCCTCCTTTGATTGTTGAAATTGTATATGTATAATTTGAACCTTTAGAATTTTCAACCCAGAAATTAAAATCTTCTTTTGAACCACCTTCTAAAAATTGTTTTTGACCGTTTGCGAATGTTAAAGTTAAAAGTAATTTCATTTTTAAAACCGCCGGTTTTTTATGTATTTTGTGTTCCTCTTGTTGTTAAGTTAATTATATAACGTATCGAAATAAAATGCAATAGAAATATTGAAAATAATTCAGAAAATAAATAAATATTTTATTATATATTTACATATTGACAATCTCTTCGAGATGTGATTTGGAAAAAGGGGAAATTGAGCGAAGGGCCCTTGCGGGCTTATATTT